AGACGGCTATTGTGCAGTCTGTCGGTCGGTCGGCGTTACGTTTGCAGCGTGAGGTTATGCAAAACCGCTTGTCGGGGCAGGTGTTGAATGTACGGACGGGCAATCTGCGTCGGTCGATACATCAACAGGTAACCAGTTCGGGCGGCGCGGTAATCGGCGAGGTAAACACGAACGTCCGCTACGGCAAGGCACATGAATATGGTTTTGCCGGGACGGTCAATGTGAAAGCCTCTTTGCGGCAGGTTCGCCAAGCGTTCGGACGCCCGCTGCAATCTCCGCGATACGTTCAGGTGCGCGCGCATTCCCGTAATGTCCGCCTGCCTGAACGGTCGTTCCTGCGGTCGGCTTTGCGCGACATGAAGCCGATGATTGAAACGGATTTGCAAAAATCCATTGAGGGGGCATTGCGATGAACCGCGAAGCGATTTATTCCGCGCTGTGGGCAAAGCTGGACGCATTGGACGGCTTTGTAACCAAAAGCCGCAAACTGTTGCACTGGAACGACGTGAAACGCTACGACCAGCCCGCGTTATTCATGGCGCAGGGCGATATGCAGGCAGTAACGTTGACAGGGCAGGAAACCAAGTGGATTTTGCGCGTCGATGTGTATCTGTACGTCCAAACATCAGGCGAGCCGCCCGCGCCCATTATGAATCCACTGATTGACGCGGTGTGCGATACCGTGAACGCCGTCCACCCTATCACGGGCAAGACGGCTTTGGTGGTCGATGGTGCGGACATTGAGTATTGCCGCGTCGAGGGTACAGTGGAAACAGACGAAGGAACGCTTGGCGAGCAGGCGGTCTGTATTATCCCGATTATGATTTGCGCCGCGTAATGCGGTTTTATTTTGGAAAGGAAATGTCATGCAATTGACGTTTGGTAGTGGCGAAGTGTTCGCTGAAATGATTACGGATGCCTATGGCAACTATGTACAGAACGCAACGCCCGTGCGAATCATGGGCTTGCAAGAAATGTCTGTTGACTTGTCGGCAGAACTGAAAGAGTTCTACGGTCAAAACCGCTTTGCTTTGGCGGTTGCGCAAGGTAAGGTCAAAGTGTCGGGTAAATTCAAAGGCGCACTGATTAACGGTCTCGCCCTGAATACCCTGTTCTTCGGCGCGGAATATGCGACCGGTACGATGAAAGCCCTTTGGGCGGATGTAACGGGCAAAGCGATTCCATCAAGCGGCGCATATACCGTACAAGCAGCCGCGCCGAATGGCGGACACTTCGTTGAGGACGCGGGCGTGATGGGTAGCGACGGCACGGCATACATCAAGGTCGCCAGCAATCCGCAGGCGGGTCAATACATGGTATCTGCAACAGGTTTATACACCTTTGCTGAAGCGGATAAGGGCAAGACCGTCTATCCGAGCTTTACCTACACCCAAACCATGCCGTCAGCCAAGAAACTTGAACTGACTAACTTAGCGATGGGTAACACGCCGACCTTTAAACTGAAATACCTGACACAGTTCAAAGGCAAAAAAGCCCTGCTGGAACTGGAAAGCGTAACCAGCGGTAAACTGGGCTTGTTCTCAACCAAAAACGACGACTTTTCTGTCCCTGAAATCGACTTCACGGCGCAAACCGATGAAGCGGGCTTTAAAGTCGGCACGTTGTGGATTCAAGAGTAATCCGTCAGACCGTCCGAAAGGGCGGTCTTTTTATTTGACCTGAACCAAGGAAACAAAAATGACAGTACGAATTAAAGGCGTAACCGTTGAACTGAACGGCACAAATTACGTTATCCCACCTATCGCACTTGGCGCGCTGGAGCAGTTGCAAGAACGTATCGGTACGTTTGACGGCAACGTCCAAGACGCAAAACAAATCTCTACCGTTATTGACTGCGCCTATGCCGCCATGTGTCGCAACTATCCCGACATGACGCGCGAAGAAGTCGCCGACTTAATCGACATCGGCAACATGAATGAAGTGTTTGCCGCCGTGATGGACGTTTCGGGTTTGAAACGCAAAGAACAGGAAGCCGCACAAGCGGGGGAAGTTCAGGCGGCGGACTGAGTTTCGGCGCGATGATTGCTCACGTCTGCGCCTCTACGGGGTGGACGTGGGACTACGTCGCCGACAACTTGGATTTGCCGCGCATACAGCATCTGAACGAGTATTGGCGCGAACATCCCCCTGTGCATATCTTGGTCGCCTCGTACATGGGTATCAAGCCGTCGTCGGGCGTTGTACAAAGCGAAGCGGACGAAGCCGAAGCCATCAATATGCTTGGCGGTAACGAACTGTCTGAAGACGAATTTAACGCCTTACTGAAAGCGAAAGGAATCATCTAAATGGGCAATGCGATTTTTCCCACGTTCCCCGGCTTGAAGTGGGGGCGGAAGAAAACGGCGGTGTGGAGTACCGGTACGCAAAAATCAGCGAGCGGTCGAGAACTGCGAACCGCCTACTACACTTACCCGCAATGGCGGTTTTCGCTGTCGTTTGAGGTGCTGCGGACAAAAGCGTCTGTAAACGAATTGGAGCAACTGGCGGGATTCTTTAATGCCCGCAAAGGCAGCTTCGAAAGTTTCCTTTACGAAGACCCGACCGACAACGCGGTAACCGGCCAGCCCATCGGAAACACGGTGCAGGGCGTTACGCGCTATCAGCTTGTCCGTTCGATGGGCGGTTTTATTGAGCCTGTCTTGGCAGTCAAAGAACGACCCGCTGTCAAAGTGGGCGGCGTGGCTTTGACGTACGGACGGGATTACACCGTTACTGACAAAGGTGTCTTGGTTTTCAATACACCGCAAACGCCGGGACGTCCCATTACATGGACGGGCGGTTTTTATTTCCGCGTGAGGTTTACCTCTGATACGGTAGATTTTGAAAACGTTTTGGGCAGCTTGTGGGCAGCCAAAAAGATTGAATTTACGAGCGTCAAGTTATGAAGACAGCGACAAAAGAACTGATTGATTTGCTGCACGGCAGCGATGAATTTCAGATGGCGGATTTATACACCATCACGCTTTCAGGTGGGCAGGTGCTGCGCCATACCAGCGCAGATATGCCCGTCGTTTGGGATGGACAGACCTACGAGGCGCATAAGCTGATTATCAAGCGCGGTGCAACCCGTATCGCTGTCGGCTTAGACGTGGATTCCAATACCCTGCAAATCGCCTCCGACCCCGATTACAGGCTTGAGGGCTTGCAATGGGCTGAAGCTGCTTTGGGTGGCGTGTTAGATGGCGCACGGGTCAAGATAGACCGCGTATTCTTTGGTGTCGGTGCTTCATCTATCGGCAACATGGTGGAGGACGCAACCGCAATCCTAGAGGTGTCGGGCGTGAACCGAACCGAGACCAAAACGCTGCAAGTTCGCGGCGATTTGCCGAATGAGTTTGTTTTGTCATACGACATTGCGCTTGAAAATGCAACGTCAATCTATGGCAAGCCCTATCCGCGCATCGGTGCCGAATTGTCTGTAACCTATACCGACAATTCCATCGGCTATTTTGGCTGCTGGTACGAAGAGGCGGTCAGCGGTAGTACAAAAACACTGTCTGATCGCATTTCGGCAAAACACCAAATCCCCGCAGGTAAGACGGTCAAGGAAATACGCAGCCTGATTTTACAGGCACGATACCAAACGTCTGATTCCATCAGGATTTCAGGCGTTGATTTGCGGTCGGTTGCCGATGTTAACGGCTCTCTTGCCGAACTTCGCCCCGTTGGTGCTGTGAATATCTTTTCCGGTCGTGTTTCGGATGTGTCGGGCAGTAGGTCGTCTGTAAAGGTCGATGTGAAATCCGACATCGAGCTTTTGAACGTTTCCAGTCCACGCAACATTTATCAGGCAGGTTGCATGAGGACGCTCTATGACGAGGGCTGCAAGGTCAACCGTGAGAAATTCACGGTGGACGGTCGCGTAACCGAAAACAGCCAAACAGGCAATGCGCTAAAACACAATCTGACGCAGCCTGACGGGTGGTTCTCGCAGGGCGTGATTAAGTTCACGAGCGGGCGAAACGCAGGCTTGAGCAGGACGGTCAAGGCGCACAACGGCAATACGTTTGAATTGGCCTGGCGCCTGCCCTACCCGCCGCAGGCAGGCGATGTGTTTAAGGTTTATCCCGGTTGCAACAAGCGTCAGGACACCTGTAAAAACAAATTTGACAACGTCGTGCATTTTCGCGGATTCCCGTATATCCCGTCCGCTGACACGGTGGTTTAGAGGTCGTCTGAAATGGATTTAAGAGAACAGATTGTCGAAGAAGCGCGGTCATGGCTTGGTACGCCCTACCATCATTTCGCAATGGTCAAGGGCGCGGGCGTGGATTGCGCCATGCTGCTTGTCGGAGTTTACGGCACGGTCGGTATCGTCCCCGATGACTTCACGCCGCCTAAATATTCCCGCGATTGGCACCTGCACCGCGATACGGAGCGGTATTTAGAGGTCATCGCCAAGTTTTGCAAAGAGACGGACGATCCGAAGCCCGGCGACATCGCTATGTGGAAGTTTGGGCGCACGTTTAGTCATTCCGCCATCTTGGTGGGCGACGGCAAAATTATTCACAGCTACATTGGGCGCGGCGTGGTTTTGGACGACATTAATCAACCCGAACTTGACGGGCGCGAAGTGAAATTTTTTACGTTGGAGGTACTGAATGAACATTGAAGTATCAGCCTACGGGCTGGGCGGTGGTCGCAGTGGCGGCAGTGGCGGGGGGGGGTTTTGAGGCACGGGCAACAAAACAGAAATGGGACGAAACAAACCA